CACTTCCTTGAAGATGCTCGTTCGGCACCGACGGATCTAGCCGCGGTGCAGAGAGCACAAGCGATCATGGACGCAAAATCTCTCAACGACATGATCTACAACTCGTCTCCCGAGGACTACATCGACAAACCTCTTGAGACGCTGCCAGGAACAGGTGAACCGGGTACAGGTAATGACGAAGCCGGCGACCTGTGGAATCCATTCGGTACTACAACATTCAAACGGTGAACGAGGCCACGATGAGAAAAGCGTTGCTCTCTGCAATCCTAACAGTCGCGTTGATGTTCGCGGGCAGTACGAAAGCAGCAGAGAGCGCTCCGGTGAAACAGCCGGCTCCCGAGCAGCTTCAGCAAACGCTGAGTCACTCGACGCTCGCTCTATATCACGCGGAAGAGCAATGCGCTTGGGGTAAAGAGGCAGTCTTCATCTGGCTCATAGACGTGTGGGAGTGCAGGTTCGTAGAGAACTTCACTTGCACGGCGACAGTAATAGCGCGCGTCGACAACGACTATCTGGCGTTAACCGCGGGCCACTGTTTCGACTGGAAGGAAACAGATAAATATTACGTGGGTGAGGACACGACCGGAAAGCCGGTTCTTCACAAAGTCAAAGTCGTGAAGTTCGAAAACGACGAGCGGTATGACTACGGCTTGGTCTCGTTTCACAGCATCGCAGGCAACTACACGCCGATCGAAGTCGAGGGCGTGAGCGCGGGAGCCCCTCCGGTGGGAACGCAGATCAAGAACGTCAACTTTTCCCTTGGTATCGCGAAAGAGTTCGTAGACGGTAAAGTCGTCAGCGATATCATCCTTGGTGATGCTGAGGGAAGATGCAACGTGTGCAAAGGTCGCTACCTGGTGAGCATCGGTCTCGGACCCGGCGCCTCTGGTTCCGCGGTTGTTGATGTAAACACCGGGAAGATCGTCGGATTAGTGGAAGCCGTGTTTCCCGGTACGCAGATGCCCACGGTGGTTATGCCGACAGGAAAGAATTTCGTGAGTTTCATAGAGGACGATTCAGCCGGTGTTCCTCCACTCCCTGAAGGGACGAAACCGAAGGATGATCAGAATCAGCCGGGCACTGAAGATTCGAAACTCGGCAAGATTCTACTCTGGATTTTCAGGATATTCTCTCCAGTTTCCTTCTAGGGTGACATCGTGAAAACACATTTTCGAGACGAGTTTTTATCAATCGTTTTGAACTTGATGGGACTGGTCCTTGTTATCCACGAAGAAATCAAATACAGAATAAGAAATTTGCTCGCGTAAGGTGTCACAAAGGATCGCAGGTGCTCGATCCGACCGACAACCCTACCTCCGCAGCCTTCGGGCGCAGGGGGAAGGCGGTGAGCAATAAGCACCACCTTTTAATCTCAAGCCCATGATTGGTCGACACGTCGGTGGGTGTATGTCCGGGTGACGGGTTTTGATTCCTGCCGATGGGCATGAGGCGCGCGCGGGGAGCGCAGGCGAGAGCCCAATCCCCGACATATTATACGAGTGACAGGTGGCAGAACGGCAATGCAGCTGGCTGTAAACCAGCCGCGCCCTGGTGGTGCTTGTAGGTTCGAATCCTACCCTGTCAACCACCCAAGTGGCATGTGGTCCAATTGGTAGGACGCCTCACTGTTAATGAGGACGGTACTGGTTCGAGTCCAGTCGTGCCAGCCAATGAGTAAGTCTCCAAGGAGGAGGTCACGTGGCAGATATTCAACCGACGCCCGGAACAACCTCCGGTCCAATAACGCTTAAGCAGGTATTGTCTCCGTCAGAAATTTTGGATGACGCTGCTAAGTCGTTAGTGGTTCAGGACGCGCGGTATACGCGCTCCTGGATCGATTCGCGGTTCTTTCAGATCCGCTGGATTGAAATCGATCTTCTGTATCAATCGCCGCCGACCCTCCGCACGTGGGAAGGCACGTCGCTGCCAAAGGCGAATATCTCGAAATTTACAGTCGCGACGCACGTAAACGCGATCACAAATAAATTGATTTCAGGTCTCTTTTACGAAGATCCTCCGTTCAAACTGCGTCCGCGTCCTGGCACAACTGCCGACACGTGTCGCGCGGTGGAGGCGGTCCAGGGCTATCAACTCGATGCGATGAACTTCGTGCAGGAAGCGAAGTACGGTCTGTTCTCAGCAATTCTGAACGGCACGGGCATTTGGAAGTATGGCTGGACCGAAAAGTATGAGACCCACTACGACTTTGAACCTGTCGGCGAACCTCTGCGCGACGACGACGGAAATGAAGTTCCGACCGCTGAGTCGGACATGTTCTACAAGATACCGAAAGAGCGGCTGGTAGCACGTCCGTTCTTCATGAACTGCGACATCCGACACGTCCTCGTGGACCCCGGCTGCCGCACTCCGGATATCCGAGACGCGAAGTTCGTCATTCACGAATTCGCCGTCACGTACAAGCAATTGATCCAATGGAAGGACGAGATTTACTACGACGCGAAGACCGGCAAACCGATCTACCGTTACAACCTTCCGACTGAAGAAGAAATTCGCTCGTGGTTCGAGCACCCGAAGGCTACGGCCTCGGCTCCTTCAGAAACTCAGAACAACACGAATACGATCAACGGTCAGTGGGTTCAGCACGCGGCTCCTATGTTCGAAAAGACGACACAGGATCCCCTGGAAGAACCACTGCAAATTCTCGAGCGCTGGGACAACGACAAGGTCATCACGGTCATCAACGAAATCCGTGTGATCCGAAACGAACCCAACCCGTTCGGAAAGATTCCGTTCTTCTCTGTTAACTGGTGGTTCATTCAGGATTGCTACTGGGGCATCGGTCTCGGTATCGTCCTCGGTGGCGACCAGCGTTTGCAACAGGGATTCATCAACGCTATTGCTGATATCGGAACTCTCGCCGCGAACCAACCGATTATCCGGTCACGCGGAGCCAATATCAACACGCAGCAGGTCCGCAGCCGCCTCGGCGGCTTTATCGATGTGACGGGCAATCCAAAGGAAGCCCTCCATCCGATGGACCTGCCTAAGATCCAACCGGAGATGTTCAGCATCATCGCGCAGAGCGAATCTCGAACCGAGACCAACTCTGGTGCGAACACATCTCTTGTCATGGGCGGCAGTACGCCCGGGCACTCACAGGGACAGATCGGCCGTTCCTCGGCCGGCGCCAGCGGTATCATGGCGGCCGCAAACGACAGGCTCGGTGGTTTGGTGGAAGATTTCAACCGCCAGGTCTTCAAGCCCTTCTTGTGGGAAATACACGAAATGAACAAGAACTTCCTCCCGCCGTCCGTTTACCGGGCGATCCTCGGGGAGAAGCTCGGCGACGATTACAAAGCCAGCATGAAGGATTTCATGAAGGCTGGAATCAAGTCGTTCGACGTCCTCGCGGGCGCGCACATGGCCGTGAAACAGCAGATGGCACAATCCATGCCGCTGCTGATGCAGTATTTCATGTCGCCACAACTCGCAACGCAGGTAGCAGATATCAATGAAGAGTACATCGACTTCAGCGAGCTCATCCACATGTTGACGGATGTCGGCGGCTGGGGCGGATCGTACTACTCCATCATGAAGAAGCTGACTCCGGAAATGAAGGCCAAGCGGCAGGCGAATTCACCGTCCGCAATCGCCAACATTCGGGCTCAAGGTCAAGTCGCGGCGCAGAAACAGCGCGGCGACAGCAACCTCCAGCTCGCGCAGCAGAACAACGCGGCGAAGGAAAATCAGCTCGAGCAATCGTGGACAGGACGCGCGGCGGGCGACATCATCCGCCATGCGATCGAGACCACGGGGCAACCGGAAGAGATCACAGGGAATCCCGGGGGACCGGGCTTCGGCGGAAGCGAATTAGCAGGATAACAGGAGCAGTCATGGTTAAAGTTGAGAACAAGAGACAGCCGGTGAAGGCGTCTATGAACCCTGGTTCTTTTAAGGGTAACGCGGTTGCGTCGAAGGCTTCTTCGATGGCGAAGTCCAAGTTGCCTGGCGCAGGCTTCGTTGTGATGGAAGCTGGTGCAGACCCGAACCGGAAAGCCGAGCACGACAACGGTCCCCGCGGCGATGCTTCGCACGCGCAGATCGAGAGTGCGCTGAAGAGCCGCACGGTCACCACGCCTTGCCAATCTCCGTACGACGTAAAGTAAAGGAGCCGTCATGGCGAAGAAAGTGAAAGGCATTCCGAAGTCCACGGAAGAAGTTCTTCAGCCAAAGCTGGAGACCGTGGACTCAGCCAAGCAACACGGCGAAGAGCTGGTTGCGCATCCCACGGTTGACGCAGGCTGCGAAAGCGGTGTAGGTCACTGGGAGGGCGATGGCCGTTCCGTCAAGTTCGTGAAGGGTGAGTCCAAGCTCAACGAGGATTTGACCCCGCGCGGATGGAACTCGACCGGAGCTCCGGCACCGAACAAGAAAAAGAAGTAACGAATCCCATCATCAAAAGTAACGATACCTTCCTCTAGGCGAGCAACCTGTGGAAGCCGAAGAGGCCGCGGGCCGAGTATAGGTCGGCCTAGGAGATCTGTACCCAGTACGGATTTCGACGCGCGCGTGTCCACGCAAAGGCTGCCGTCTCGAGACGTTCGTGGACTTACATTTAATTTTGTAGCTACAACGGTTGGGGGTGCCGCAATCATCCCCGACTACTCTATTGCGGAGAGTATATGAATGAGAAGCGACGAAAGTATCATAGGGATTGGTATCAGGCGAACAAGGAGCAGATCCGCCCAAGAAAACAGGAGAACTCTAAAAATCGGAGAGATTTTCTTCGATTCATTTGCGACGAAATAAAGTTGATTCTTGGTTGTAAAAATTGCGGGTATGACAGTCACCCCAAAGCGTTGCAATTTCATCACAGAGAGTCGGAGAAGAAATCTTTTGATATCTCGGATGGCGTTTCGCATATCGGGATACTACGTCTTCTCAAAGAACTTACGAAGTGTGATGTTCTTTGCGCTAACTGTCACTCGATATTTACTCATTCCCGAAGGGGGGCATGATGGCACAACCAATCGACTTCGAATCATTGGCGCTTGGGCTACAACCCGAGGAGTCCAAGGACGCGGTCATCAAGAATGACCACCTGGTGATCAACCAGGACGAGGCGGCAATCGCATCCAGACTGCCGAACTCAGCAGAGTACAATTTCATCCTCCGCATCTTGGAGGGCGAGATCATAAAGCTAGAAACCGAGCACATGCAGCAGTGGCGGAACAAAGACCTGTTCGAGAGAACGGGCCTCGTCGCCGTGGCATCTAGGATGCTTTATGAACGGTTCCAGAACGAGATCAATTTCCACTCGTCGGAATATCTCGGGGCGCAGGAAGCCTACGAGGTGGAACAGGAAGTGGCCGAGCTATCGCCCGAAGATTTCATTCGGCGCGGGTTCGGTATGACGGAGTAACCGCGGACGTCCTTACGTCCCCAGGAGAAATACATGTCTTCACCACGTTCGAAGTTCGTAGAGACGATCACGCTTCAGAAGTTGGCCGGTTACGCGTGGGACGCAATGTCACTCGCGAGCACGCACGACCCCGACCTCGTGAAGCAGATCAAGCAACTCCAAAAAACGCAAGACGAGTTGCTCAAGGCTTTGCACAAAGGTCTGAAGAATTTGGACGATCAGTTCAGCAATGAGCTGATCCATCACCACAACCATCTGATCGACGTTATCGACGGTCGGCTTGCTGAAGCACGGTATGCAAAGAAGTAACGCAATCACTTTACGGGGTGTATTACCCCTTATAGGAGATTTATGGCTACTAAGGAACAGTTGGAGAAGCACAAGCAATTTCTGTTGGACCAGGACGCGAAGCGGCGACAGGCCGAGCTTACGCGTCAGACGAGCGTTCTAGCCGCGGACTATTCCGGCTACGACGACTTGGACCAGATGTTGAAGGGGTTGACCTCGGATGAGGTTCGTACCCTCCGAAGCCAGAACGCTTCCTTCAAGAAGCGTCTCGAAGATTTTGATTTAATCGCCGCGTTCCGCAGGCTGGATGACGAGCAGCAAGCGACATTCTTCGCTGAAGCGAACGAGGCCACGCGCATCGTGCTGGAGAACGACGGATACGTCGCGACCCAGACGCAGACTCTCGCGCCATCCCCGGGCGAAGCCCAGGATGAAGCCGCCGCGGCGCGCCTCGCAGCGCAGGCCGGTAAAACGCAGGAAGAGATCGAAGCGGAAGAGCAGCAGGCGGAAGCAGCCCGCGTTCAGGCGGAAGCCGATCGCGTCGCCGCGGAAGCCGCAGCCGCGAACACCGTTGTCGCGCTCCCTCGAGACCAGGTAGAGGTTCTCTACGACGGAATCGAGAAGCTCGCGAACAACGCGTACAAGCTCACCGTGGATCCCGAAGACGGGACGCCACCGGAAATTTTCTGGGGAGAATCCCAGAAAGAGTGTTTCAAGAAGCTTCGTGATTCCAAGAAGCACTCCATCCGAGAGCTACGTCGGCGCCGGAATAAACTAGAGATTACGCAGGAACTCAGGGACGCACAGGTGGAGGTTATCCCCTACGCTCCGTTGATGGAACCGACTCAGTTGACGCCCAAAGAGATCTTCGATCTCACGGAAGCGCAGAAAGATCCTACGAAGGTGCTCGAAGCCACCCGCAAATTGCGGCAGGCGTCGTACACCCCGGAAGAGTGCGCGCGCTACAACGAAGCGATCGAGCGTCAGCGTTACAACGATCAGAGAAGTGTCGCAGAAAAGTGGTTTGAGGAAAAGGCTAAGTCCGGCGAATACTTCCTCAGCCCGGAAAACAACAAAGCGATGCAAGACCTGATGGGCGAGCTCAATTGGGCCGTCACAGCCAAGAATTTGGATTTGGCGTTTAGGACGATCAAGGAACAGGGCGTTTACGTCCCCGAGATCATCGAGACGCCGCCGACCGTGCAGCAGGCACCTGTAGTCCCTGTCACGCCGGTAGCAACGCCAGCAGTACCTACAGTCCAGGCTCCCGCGGCACCAGCAGGTGCATTACCTGCCGCCAAGCGGATCTTGCGACCAGGCTCCTTAGCAGAAACCTCAACCGGGATCCAGCCCACCATTCGCTTAGGCGAACGGACCGGGCAGCCTCCACGAGTCCTGCCAATGAGCGCCGAGGAATATTCCAGCATTTCCGCGCCAGTTCTGAAACAGCGTTACGCGAAGGAGCCTGAGTTCAAGGCACGCGTCGACGCCTATTGGGCTGCCGGAGGTCGCTAGTATTCCGTGCAACGCTTCACAATGAAGGTATCTGATCATGGGTTCTTACCCCTCAGCATCAAATACCACTTCTAACCTGCCTCAGTCTACCGTCAAGTTCTACGACAAGAATTTCATCGAGAACTTGAAGGCCGAGACCCCGTTCGTGCGTTGCGCAGAACGGCGCGATTTGCCGGTTAACAGTGGAAACCAGCTGGTGTTGTTTGAATACAACCCGTTTGGCGCAAACACTACGCAAACCAATGAAGGCAACCCCGGAAACGGCATCACCACGTCCCTCGTGACGAACACCTCGACGATCGGCGAATACGCGGATTACGCGTCTTTCTCCTCGTTGTCCGTGATCACCGCGATCGACAACACGGTTGAGAACGTTGCCAAGGAAATGTCGTACCGCCTTGGGCAGTCTCTCTCCGCGCTGGTCCGTTACCAGGCTGACGGCGCCTCCGCCGTTGATTCGAGCGCTCTGGTTCAGTTGGCCGCAGCGTCCGCGTCTTCTTTCACCCCGATCTCGATCGGCGTCATCCGCGCGCAGGTGCAGTCCTTGGCCGGCCGTTCGGTGAAGCCCTTCATCGAGGGCAAGAAGCGGTTTGCCGGCGTCATCCACCCCTTCGCGTGGGGCGATGCCATTAACGATTCAAGCAACAACGGTCCGGTGGACATCCTGAAGCACACACCGGAAGGCCTGATGAAGATGGAAGACCTCCCTTCGACAGACCTCACGGAAGTGTTCGAACTGCCTGGCACCGGTGTGGATTTCTTCCAGACCAACCTGGTGACCATGACCGGTTCGTACAAGTCCACGACCGGCACCGCGCTCCGTACCTACATCTTCGGGCGTGACGGCGTGATCGCGATTAACCTCGCGGGTCGCGGCGACACCTCTTACGGTGACGGGAACTACCGCGGTATCAAGTGCAACGTGATCCAGAACGCCGCTCCTTCTGTCTCGGACGCGGAAGGTCTGATCCCTGCCTGGACGTCCTACAAGGTTCACTTCACCACGACCTTGGTTCCGGACTCCACGGCTCGTTTGCGCCTGATCGATGCTCTGTCGGGCATCAGCTAAACGAAACGCAAGAAGGACCAGGACTTGGGGAGGAGGAAGCCAACGCCTCCCCTTATCCTGCACTCTACGCCTCGAGGAATCGCGGCGGAACTCTGAAGTGATTCTTCAAGGAGATTTATTTTATGGCAGCCCCAATTCGATGGCAGTTTGTTCCCCGGCAGCCCCGCGGGAACATGAACGGAGCAACCCAGACTCTACCCACGGGCTCCGGTCAGATTTTGTATTACGAAATTTGTGAAGCAGATTACAGCGTCAACTATCTGGGCACGCAGACCCTTCAGGGTGTTGGTCGCAAAGTCGGCATCATCGCCTATGACTTCGTGAACACGCGTTGGTCCGTTCTGTTCCACCAGGACAACATGCTGTCCACTCACCAGTCCACCGTGTACGAAGACGACATCCAACAGATCAAGACCTTCGTCGCGACCTTGTCCTCGCCTCCGGTACCAATCACGGATTTGGCGAACGACGATGTACCGTGGCCGGCGTCTATCCCGGTTATTGGCGCAGCTTAATCAAACGAACTTAGGGGTTCACAACAAGAACCCCCGGGGCGGTGAGATGCCGCCCACCTTTCTAGAACTGGCAGTCAGCCAGCAGGCGGACTCCTTTAGCCCGCGAGGGACAGGGAGTACGCGTGACTATCCCGGTGAGCAATTCCGGGCGGCTCCGCGGCGGCCGAGAGGATTGAAAACCCAGCGCACCTATTATTGGAGGTTCCGTGAAAGCTCTTCATGATTATTTCGAGCAGAATTGGAATCGAAAACCTTATCCGGTAATCGATCACGCTCTGAGAATTGAGAAGCTTGAAGACGGATCCTTCCATTTCTACATTCATCCGTCGAACACCGATGGAGTGACGACGGATTTCATCGTATCTGAAGGTGAAGTGAAATTGCGGTAAATGGAGGACCTATGCCAAATCCGATCCGGATTGGTCTCGGTACCGAAAAGAGCAGCGTTAATCCGTGGGAATCTTACGACCGCGAGATGGACGTTACTCGACACTGGACCGCGGCTGAGAAGAAGGCCGTCGAGGAATATTCGAAGAAGCGCTGGGAGAAACCCAACAGTGCAGGTCTGGAAGAAGTCATGCGTCAGAACGAGCTCTCCACGGAATCCGTGAAGGAGTATCGCTTCTTCCGCCAGTTCGAAGACGGACTGACGGACGAGAAGGCGCGGCAGGGCGAGCTGATCTTCTGCCTGGACTTCGCGGAAAGACTCAACAAGATTCTCCCCTGTTATCTTTCAGGGAAAGTTCGGCTCGGCCTGTCCGGTCTATACGTCTACATGCCGGATGTGAAGGGCGGCCACTGGCATTACGTGTGCGGCGTGCAGGCGAGTATGATGAATGAGTACTCCGTCATCCGTCTCGACAACCACAACCTTCCCATCAATGAGAAGAAGCGCGGATGGCGCACGGTGCTCCTCCGCCTGATCCAAGGATCCTTTATCACTGAAGAGGAAGCGGAAGAAGAATTTGGCGAACCCACTTCTGGATGGGTGAGCCGGCGTTACCGCGAGCAGCTCTACTGGTTCCGTAATCGGAGTCGGACGGGGCAGATCGAGGCTTACAACGCGTGGACGTACAACCAGTCTTGAACCCTTATACGGGATGTTAAATCGTTTTAGAACCCCTATATGGGTTCGCATATCAGTAAACGGACCCCGAACCCTAGCGAATTTCCGTACGCGGAACTCGCAGGGCAGGGAAACCGACCACCAGCCCTACGGGGCCAGGAGCATCAAATGTCCGAACATAACGAAGCACCGAAACTGAACGTGAAATTTCCCCCAACGGCCGTCTCGCAAGGTGAGCAGAAAGCTGAGCAGGCGGAGGAAGGCTACAAGACGCAGGGGCAGATTGACCGCGAGGAATCGCTGTTGCGTCTGCAAGCAGAAAAGCTGAGAGTCAAGCGCGAGCTCATGGAAATCAAGAAGCTCGAGTATGACATCGCAAAGATTGAACAGGAACAACAGCTTTCGCAAGTCTCTCACGAGCAAGTCGAAAGCGTACTCGCAGACACGAACAGGGAAGCCGAGAATCATCAGTCCGCTTGCAACCACATGAAGGGCGGCGCCTCGGAAGCCTTCCAGCCTGGGCAGGTTGTGATGGGCAACGACGCCACCAATTACTGCCTGATCGATCACACGCTCTCCAGCGGAGTTCGTTTCCGCCTGTGTCAGCGTTGCGGAAAAACCTGGTTCCCGAGAGATTTCGATTACAAATGGGCGATGTCTCGTCCCAGCAAGAACACTCGCTCCATCGCAGCCGGCGGCCCCGCTCTCGTACGTTTCCGGGATAAGGATCGCGGCCCTCGTATGGAGTCAGAAATCCCTCATCGTTCGCAGCCTCAACCGGACTTCGACGTCAGTACTGTTCCTAACGCTGGCCCTGGTCCCGTGGGCTACTAAATCGCAGTAAGCCGTCATCTACGCTAGGGGAGAGAACATGGGTAATTCTACAATCCAGTTGCAGGCCATCGTCGACTATGCGAAGACAATGCCTGAGCTGAATCCCGTTCTCTCCACTGGCGGATTCTCCGATCAGCCCGCGCGCAACATCGCCAACCGTGTCATGGTGGACATCTTGACGAGCGGCGCGTTCCCCGGGCAGTCGGCTCCGAACTTCAAATTCAACCGCGTTAAAATCCCTCCCGTCTATACGAATTCCTGGCAACAGGACTACGCTCTGAACACCGTGAACAACATCGGCTGGTTCGAGAACGGCGTCATCGTTGACATCAATTCGACCACTCAACCAAAGACCAAGTATCCCTTCGAAGCGAATAGAATGCTCGAGGAGACAGACGTGCAGTACGGCCAACCCGGTCAGTTCTGCTGGTTCCCCAACGACCAATTGATTTACGGTACGTGGGGAGGCGGCAACCTGGGCGAAGGCTCCCTGTCGAATCCCGGTCCTGGCTCCGTTTACGGCGCCATCATCGGCACGGGCTCTCAAGCGGCGAATCCGTTTACTCAGGTCAAGGATCCCAACGGCAATTTTTGGACGCTGCAACCAACCTCTGCGTTCCCAAACAATTTCCAGACGTCCGTCACGCTTGGTAATACGCAACCCACGTGGCCGACGAACCCAACCTATCCTACGTACCAGAACCCCTACGTCGTGCAGACCGTCGCCAACGGCGGCGTCATTCAAGACGGCACGGCTTACTGGCAGGCCGTCAACCCGAAGGGGCAGGGCATCCGCTGCAACCCCATTCCGTCTCAGACCGGCCGCGTGTGGCAGCTCCGCACCTTTGCGCAGATGCGCCCCGTGCAGTTCTTGAACCTTCAGCAAACGCTGGAACCGATCCCGGATGATTACTACACATATTTCCAGACGGGCTTCGTCGCGTATTGCTACCTGCACTCCAAGGACGCGAAGATCTCCGCGAAGTTCCAGATGTACTACAGCCTTTGGAAGGAATCTCTGGGCGCGTTGATCGCTTCCCAGGATCGCGAGCGCGACAATTACGGTATCTATCCTGCGGAAAGCATGATGCAGCAGGGCTACCAGAACTACATCGGTCCGGCCAATCCCTACCTAATATAGTAGATAAGGGTTGACACCTGTCAACTTTGACGCCGTTCGGAACGAGCATGTAACAGGAGATTTTAACTTCCATGATACCTTTGCAGTTTCTTCAAGCCAACTCGGCTAGCGCGCTTTCAGGCGCGCTAGCTCTCGCTTACCCCAACACTACTTTGCAAGGTTCAGTGATGGTGGCGATGGTTCTTGTCGTCACAGCAACTCTAGGCGGCACCTTCGCTGCAACTGACTCAGCAGGTAACACGTGGTTTGATGCTGCTCCTGGCGCGCATTACAGTTCGGGCACCGTTGAAGCCACCGTCATGATGTGCAATGCCAACAAGACTGCGGATAGCAACACGTTAACGGCCACCTATTCACACCCACATACTGGTGGGCAAATGATTGTCGCTGAATACGCGAACCCCGCAGGGACACCTTTGGATGCGGTGTCTGCATGGATTCTCACTGCATCGGGCACAGCCCAGACTTTCAGTCCGGTTGTGGCTCACGGCCAGAATGAACAAATTATTGTGATGGCGTCTACTAACGCAGCGAATGACATCACTGTGCCGCAAGGATACAACAATCGTATTCCAAACAACGCTCACTTCGCCCAAATGATGGATGGGTATGTGCCTGCGGCGGGCACCTATACACCCACATGGACTTATGCATCCGCTTCGACTTCGATTGCGGTAACGATGTCGCTGAAATCCGCAGCCACTATCGGAACGACGGCGGCAACGCCCACCTTTTCACCTGTGGCCGGCAGCTATACAGGCAGTCAGAACGTGTCTCTTGCGGACACAACGCCCGCAGACATTCTGTTTATTCAGGCTGCGCCAAACGCGGGAAGCGGTATCACCACGGTTCAATTTGTTTCGCAGAACACCACCCCGGGAAATGCTTATCTTCTCGAAGTCTACTCATCGAGCGGCAACCAAGTCACTGCGGTCAATGATTCGGAAGGAAACACGTGGAGTTTGGTGAAGCGTCAAGCAGGTCAAGCCGGTGATGGCGATGAAATTGAACTTTGGTATGCGCTGAACGTGGTTGGTGGAACAAAGCCTACCGCAACGGTGACTTGCGCCTCTGGTCTGGGGACTAACGCATCCTTAACGATTCACGAATACTCAGGCATTGCACCCGCTTCTGCACTTGACCAAACTGCTGGAGCCACTGGAACAACGGGCGCGCTGGCGTCTGGTGCGGTAACGCCAACCACGGCGGGACAATTGATATTCTCGTGCTTTATGTCTCACACCACAGGCTCGGGCGGAGCGGGGCTGTTCGCCAATCCCGCTTTGGTGTGGTCACCATCGATTCCTCGCTATTTCACAAACTGCTTGAGCGGTTCATCGCATCAACTGGCCTCATTTGATTTTGTTGAGTCTGGAATCCAAGCCCTGAACCCATCTATCAGCACTTTGGGTTCGTTTAATTGGATTGCTCTGTCCGCGACGTTCAAAGCCGCAGCCAGCGCACCACGCATGGACTACTCCACGGCCACTGCATCGAGTCCGCTCGTCAATATCGTTACCGATGGTGATTCGTTCACTCAGAATGATAACACGGTGGCGAACACCACGGGCGTAACTCAAATTGGCACCACTTATCAGCAAACTGCCCAAGCCACTTTGGGTTCTGATTATTATTTCAGAAACGTGGGAATCGGTGGTGAACCCGGCGGATTAAATACCTCTGGGGCAGGTCAGTTTGGAACCTACGGATGCTGCCTAAATCGCGCGCCCTTGGGCGTAGACCTGTTCTACGTTCCGGGCATCCAGAACATCTGCTTTCTAGAGTGCGGTCTGCATGACCTTGCGGACTACAGCCCGATGACCGCCGCGCAGATTTACTCTCAGACCATTACACCGTACGTTGCAGCACGTCACGCAATGGGGTGGCAAGTAGTCGTCTGCACGCTTCCGTCATGGATTGGAGGGTTCGATACCGGACGGCTCGCGCTCAACACCCTAATTAGGTCGAACGCAGCCGGAGCGGATGGGGTTTGCGATTGGGCGGGAAACGCGAATATCGGGGCGACAAACGCATACCAGAACTCAACTTACTT